GGATCTCCTATGCCTAGTACTGCAAAGCCTTCTGTATAGTCCAGAAACTTTAGCTGTGGTAGGCCGCGAGGTCTATCTACTTGTGCTATCTCACTAACCTGCTCTGCATCGTTCTCAAAGAATCGGTGCAGGTTAAAATCTATGATGTTATACTTGACGCCAAGTAAATTACAGATCACAATAGCATAGCTAACATCATACTCATTAATATGATCTTCAAACCTAAAGATGTTAACTATGGGATCTGCGCCAACGTCTAAATAGGAACGCAACACCACTTCGCTCTCGGTTCCACCACTGAAAAAGACGCAGGGTTTTAACCCACTGTAGTGATCTAAGGTGCTACGTGCTGCACGGTGCAATTCTTCTTTGAAGGTGCCTACACTTTGGACATTTGCTTGATAAGAGGTACTCCATGGCAAAGAGCCTGTCTGTCTACCAAACAGGTCTTTTCCATACCACCACTTGTACCAATTATTCTCGCTAGTCCACATTCACTTATTTTAATTCACGTAACAGTGCGCCTGCACTAAAGAAGTTTTCAGCGAGGTCTTGTGTTTGTTTCTTAAGTTGTGGCAAGAACTTGTCATAGTTTTCCATGTATTGGATAATTCTGTCACAAATTTCTTGCCTGTGCTCTACATAGGCGTCAAAGTTCACAGTCCAGTCACTTGGATACTTGAACGCATCGTGCGCCATTTCAGAATAGCTTAGGCGGTCAGGCACCATAGGAATAGCGTCCACCAGTGCCCCCTCGTACCAACTAATGCCCAGAGTCTCTTGCAAGTTTGCACTAAAGACTAACTTGGATTCTCCTAGCAAATTATGATATTCGTTCTTTGTCAACTGCTGGTCTTGGCAGACAACAAACTCATATTGGGGCAAGTGTTCTTTTAGATCCCTAAAGATCTCTACCTGCTTCTCAGGCGCAATACGGTGCGGAAACAGGATGAGGTTACGTTTCTTCATGCCCTTATACAGTTGCAGCGTGTCGCCCATGTATTCCATGGGCCAGCCTGTTCTATATATTCCATGATCATTCAACTGTTTTGTGTTCATACCTCCCATATCGTGCGTCCAGTCTAGCAAGTTCTTACCAAACATGTCGATATGAAAGTCTGTAGCAAACCAGTTATAGTCCACAGCAGAGTAGAAAGACTTCTCTGCGTGTCTAACCCAAGGTGCAGGACCAATTAAGCGACCCAAGAAGTCCTGCGGATCATAACTACCAGCATGCCACAGTGCGTGAATCTTGACCGGGATGCCAAGAAGCTCGCTCATGTATTTGAGGTTTATGATACCAGGGTGCCAAGCATCAGTAAACAGAAAATGATCACCAGGCTTAACTGCTCCGGCGCAAAATAGCTCACCCATTCTTTCAACTTGGTTAGCTTTGTAGATGTTCGTTCCACCAAAGTTGAGAAACGCACCTGGAGTCGTTGCGCTAGGTATATCTTGGCGTCCAGATATGACTTCCACATTGTGTCCTGCCTTTCTAAGTAGTTCAGGCACATGGGTTTTCCATTGCCCAGTATAGCGTGTTTCTACTGCTTCTAAATCAACTAAAAATATATTAGACATTGTTCCACTTTATATAACCCCTGCTGTAACCAGCAGGTCTAACAACGCCATCTAAAAAAGCCTGACGCCACTCTGTATCTCTATTGTAGCCTTTGCTCCAGAAGCTGTCAACGTTTAAGTCGCCATTCGTAATCCAGTATTCCGCATCCTGCATACACTTATAGAACTTATCAGTGCGAGGGCTGGGGAACACCATAGTACATGCTTTCCAAAGCAAGGTATTGAATGATGTGGTTATTTCTTTTTCAACGCCCATAACAACGAGTGCTTCATTATTAAGTATGTCCAAAAAGAAAACATCATTACGTGGGCTTAGATCGATTACAACATCATATTTGCCACCATAATATGGTTGTAATTTATCGCCCCATAACTCCTTATTACTGGAGCCAACAACAGTGATTTCAAAATCTAAATGGTTGAGCAGTAGGGTATTGTAGGCCACCCAGGCGAGGAACCCACTGCCAAGTATCAGGAGTTTTCGTCCTGGACCACTTCGTTCTGCGATTTCACGTATGGGTTGAGAAACCACATTGATGCCGCAAGCCACGGGCTCAAGGATATATCTAGGATGAGCCTCTGGAACGCGAACATATTCTCTAGCACGAACAATGTATTCGTCGGCATATGCGGGTTCACCTCGGGTTGCGACATAGTCGCCTGCTTTGACGTCTTTGACATTTCTACCTACCTTTACTACTTTGGCCAAACCTTCATGGCCCTGCATGTGCTTGGGCAACGGACCAAAGTTACCCTGCATCATGTCTATATCACTGCGACAGACACCCGTCATCACAGATCGCACAAAAATGGAATCATCATCAAGCAGTGCGGGAAGGTCATAAAACTCTTCTTTAAACTCGCCCTTACCTGTTGTAACTAGCACTCTGTTCATAAGTTTTCTATTTGTTGATGAATCCAAAGATCCTGGTCTAACTGTTTTTGCCAGAAGTTGTTATTATCCAAGTTGTCCATTGCCTCCTGGATCATAGCCTTGTATGCTTCAGCAGGACACAGACCCAGTTCGTGACGCAGAGCAGAATTTTTCATACTGAATGAAATGCTACTATCGTCATGATCCAAATTGGTTTTCCAGTTTGCACTTAAAACCCAAGTGGTGCTACCGTTCTTGAACTCGAAGTGACAGAAGTCATCGACATCGTAAGTGCCATTAGGATTAACACTGCCGTAATCAGTACTATGAATATCCTTGAGTTCATAACTTTGGATTGCCTTAGCTTTTATTTTAACACCTTGCCGATAATCTGTCAAGGCACAATAATAACTGAGCATGTGCGGCATCAGGTCTCTGCTCACTCCACCAAATGCCTTTTCCTTGGTTGTAAACCAACTACCAGGATGAGGAATTCGATTGGCATTGTTCCAACGAACATAGATTTTATCACTCTGGTCAGCCAGTTGCTTAAAACGTTTGATTTCTGGTCTAAACTGATTGTTTTTAACCATCATGATCCTGGTGTCAGGATATGATGCCACCAGTTGTTGCCAGTTGCTGCTATACTTTACACCAGGTTTTTCCACCAGCACCAGCTTTGCATGCGGGGCAACCTGTTGCGCTATAGACTCATGTGTCCAGTTTGGCGTACCAATATAAACTACGTCTAACTGTGGATGATGCCCCAACGCAACGGCAACATCCGTATAGGATGCTGCCTTGCCTGGATCGACGTCAACAGTATAAACATTGTAGCCCAACTCAGTTAACCACAGGGCATATTGAGTGCCCATACCCAGTCCAACTACAAGTGCCTTTTTCATGCAACGCCTTTTAACAGATCGTCTGCATCCTCTTCCAACCAATCTTCAACCTGACCAGCATCATGGTCATCGCCAAGATCAGCTTCAAACAGACTGTTAAACGCATCAGCAGAACTCTTGATTGTTTTCTTGCTGTTAAATTCAGCAATCAAACTTTCTGCACGTTCCAGTTCTGTCATAGGAGTCTCAGACTCAAATACCCTGTTAACAAGTTCAGTCATGTACACAAGATTCTTAGGAACCCAGTGACTAAACTCACCACCCTTGCCTTTTGTCCAGGTGCCAGGATCTGGTTTGTACATTTCACATGCTGCATCTGTCAGTGCGTTAGCACGTTGAACGCTTTCAATGTGTTGATATACATTGTGTCCCATCATTAGGAAGTAACTGAAGCTATCCCAGCTGGTCTTACCTTCCTTGCCGATTTTATTCAGCATACCTGGTGCATAGTAGCAGACATCGCCCATAGTCATACGTTCACCAACAGGACTGTTCCAGGGCCACTGTGCCTTGCTGCCTGCAAGACGTTTGTCATCTAGAGCCTTGTCCATGATGTAACTAAAGCGGTTGTTACGATGAACGTGCTGAGTATATACCTGACCTTTTGCAGTTGCAATAAACGGGCTCGCGCAATCGTAAGTCAATGTGATGTTAGGATTCACATGCTTACGCAGAGCTCGTTGCATAGCAGTTGCCAGGACAGCCCACTCTAGCTTACTTGTGCCCAGGTAGTGAATAAGATCGCGTCCTGGTTCAAGTAGTTTCTCGTCACGCATGATGATCAGTCTGCGTAGTGCAAGGTTTGCATCACGCATGTTCAGACCACCCATAGCCCAACCTTCAAAAGGATAGTGTTTGACTTTGTCGTACCAGATATCAGCATCAGCGCCGTTTTGTCCTTGCAGCACGTTCAAGAACTTGGTCTTACCTTGGCGGTTACGCACAAAGTAATCGTTATTGAACATAGTAGCATTAAGGGCATCACCAAAGCTCTTCATCTTGGTTAGCTCACGGAATTTACCTTCTGTTGCACGAGTTGGAATATCCAAGATCATTGCGTAGTCAGAAGTTTCCTCAAGCCAGTTAAGAATACTATCACGAACACGGTCAGCGTTACCCTTGTAGCCAGTATCGCCTCGCTGCTCGTAAAAGTGTTCCCAGTCAAATTTAATTTGACCGTTACCAATCTGGAATCCGCCAGAGTCACCAAGGATCATAGTTTCCTTACGGTCCCTGCGGTGAATCATGCTTTCTTCTGTACGGCTTTTCTCAACGTCCAGCTGAGCGTGACCAGCAGAGTAAAGAGCCCAGGGATAGTAATAGTATGCCTGTTCCTTGTTCAGGAAGTTCATACCTTCTACGCCATTCTCAAACTCTGCAGGCAGTCTGCTCTTGGGCACAAACTCGCTGTGATGCTGTTTGCTGATAAAGCTATTGTAAAAGCTGCTTATACTAGGCAGGAACACGGCATAATCCTTGTTCCTTTCCCATAAATCGACTCTTGTCTTTTTACTGAGCATGGTAACCAGTTTTTTCGTTGTACTTGAAGTTAGCGGCGATATCAGGCCATGCGCTCTTATAAAGACCCACATGGATCTTCAGCTTCTTGGGTGTCCTATCGTTTGTGATCTGGATGTTCACGTCATAGGTGTAGCTGTGCTCCTTGAGAACAGTTTCAGCGATCTCGTAGTCATGAATCCAGCGACCTTCTTTGAGGTCATTTAGATACATGCTAAAAAGATGTGTGGGCAAATGACCCAGACCTTCTTGTAGAACACCATCATAAAGTTCTGCAATTTTAAGCAGATCATACTTCACATCGTTGATGTGAATCAATGCACGGCTTACGTTGTGGTGTGTGTTGTTCATATGTTTCACTTTAGTTTTTGTCAAATTGAATGTGGCATCCATTTTCACCGTCCTCACTTACGTCAATCCAAACAGTTCTGTTTGGGTATTTTTTATTGATCTGTGCGTACAGATCTTCTGCAATCATCTCGCAACTCTTATAGTCTAGCGCCAGTGTACCCTCTTTGTAAAGGTTTTCGAGCCAACGCTTGAACTGGATAAACTCAATGTCTCTATCATCGTGAAACACTTCGATAGCTACCTTGAAGTGGAATATGTGTCTGTGAGGATAGCCTAGAAAGCTAACATCATATTCGTCACCAGTTGCAAGATTTGGATCTGTCAGGGCTGCTGGATATTTGTGGATGCCTTCTTTGCGGAAGGTAACCCAAATCATCTTATTCATGTCAGGCCTTTTCGATAGATGGGTACTTGGGGATCTCCGGAATAACGACCACCGGAGGGTCTTCTAGATCAGTTGCTGCTGTAACAACCTTGGGCACAAACTTAGGCACTTCTGCCGCTGCTGCCACTGTTGCGGCTGGTACAGTTTCTGCCTTAGCTACAGGCTTTGCTGCTTCTGTGGGTTCCGCTGTGGGCGCCGCTGCACCTAGATATTTTTGGTGGATGTTCCACATTTTCCAATCTAGTTTTTCTAGATAGGTATTAATTTTTTTAAGCTCTTCTAAAATAGCTTCGTTGATGTCGCTCATTCTTCTAACTCCTTGTCACCTTGATTTAACTCTGTAAAAGAGTAGCCATTCTCTTCTCCTATCAGACGAACCATGTTCATCAGCATCCATAGTTTCCAATCCATCCTGCCGAGGTATTTAGAAAATAACTTCATTGTTTCGTTAAGTTCTTTTAGCTCGGCGAGAATGGCTTCGTCTGTGGATGTTTTGCTTTTAACTGGCTCTAGCTTCTGAGTAGCCATTATCGTGTATGACCAGGGAGAATATAGTTGTAAACACCAATGCCGCTGTCAATGGTGATCATGCAAGCAACCTGACTGAACCTTACTGTGCACTCTCCAGCCATACCTAGTTTTAGGATAGCAAGGAACTTGTCAATAGGCCAGGCGTAGCCTTCCTTCATGCTGCCTTCGACGTCTGCCGCAAACGTCATTTTACCAAAGTGACTGCCGCCAACATCACTACCAAAAACGAAGACTAGATTGCCGTCCTCTGTCTTAACAGTGAATGTAGGTTCGATGGCACTGTAAATGCTGGCTTTCTGTGCCATTTCACTTACCTTGCTCTTCTTTGGTTCAAATTCAACTTCCCACTTGCTGCCTTTGAAGCGGCTTGTAGTTAGCTGTGTATCAATGATTTCTCTGCTCATCAGACGATAGCGGTCATTGTTACCTTCATCGTCCTTGAATACCAAGTATTCAGGCAGTGTTTCGCCATTCTTTTCAACTGTAGTAACGCTTACATCTGCGCCTTCTTTGTTGTAAAGACCAGTGATACCGTTTAGGAAACCTAGGTTACCCAGACCCATCTCACCTTCTAGCTCTGTTAGTGGAGCCTTGAGTTTTGCCTCAAGAACCACGTTTCGTTTTTCATCACATGTCCAAATTTCAGTGGACTCACCAGTACCGGTTAGTTTAGCAAGCTCGAAGAAACCGAGGCTGGCAGTGTGACGAACGATGTCAAAAATCGCATCTTTCAAGATATGTTCTCCTTATGGGGATATAATAAGATATTAAGGTTGGAATGTCAAGTACAACTTCACCAATAGTATCATGAGAATTATGGTGATGTGATACATGAATTCTTCGGCGCCACGCCATTGCCAATATTTCTTATCCTTGTAGGACCTAGCACCATAACGTGCCATAGCCCAGTCAATGTGATAATGAATAATAGCTTCTATGAAGATCAACCCTACAATAAGGACTAAATCGAAATCTAATAATAGTCCCGCCACCAAGGTACCAAACGCATGGTGTAGAATGTGTATAAAACTATTTATGGAGCCATATCTTATTCTGTGGTTGAACAAGTGCTCGTCCTGAAGTACATACTCGCATATGAAATGTTTCAGGTTTAGTAATATACCAAAAGTAGCAAAAATAAAAAATGTAGAGCTTGCCATCGTCAAAATATTTATTTTTTGCTCGATAGCAATAACTACAAGTTTTAACCAAACAACATGTCAAAACTGTTCTTTTGTTCGCTTGCCCTAATGTCCCAGTTTAGAACGCCAATAAGGTTATCCACCTTGTTATCAATAATGGTCTCCTCCATTGCCGCATCATCAAACGGCATCTCTTTGGTAAACCATTCTGGCAAACGCATCTCGTCAATAGGATATGCAATGCTAGTGATACCCATTGGGTTAGGTTTCAGCTTACACACAATAACCTTCATGCCGTCAACAATATCCATGCTGCGATTGTCACCATATGCCTTCTTAAACCTGTTCCAGTTGATAGCCGCCATAGCGTGACCAACACCACACTTGCCCGTCTTTTCAAACGTTTCTGTGTGCTTGGTTAGGTTGTTGACTCGCTTGGGTGTGCCTTTTTCATAGCCAGGTCGTTCCTTGAATGCCGTTCTAAACTCGTTGATAGATGCATTGATCTCATTCACACCCTCGCCCTGTAGCACTTGCAGCAGAATCTTTTCCAAGAACTTCTGCATATACTCTGGAGTATCAGCACGTTTCAGGTCAAGACCCATGGCCTTAATCTCACCAGGACTACCATCTTTATCCTTACGTTTGCCTTCCTTATCATAGATAAGAACTGCGTAACGCTTCTTGGTAATGAACAAGCCCTTACTAGCAACAACTTCACGACCTGCTTTAATGATCTCGCCTAGATTGGCAGGAGCATTGAACGCTTGATTCATGAACAGTGGGAAACTGTCGTTGACCTGCTCCGCTACAGCATCATACAGCTCAATGACTTTGTCTCTGTTCCATTCAAATTCACCACTTTCAATCTGTTTCTTGAATACTGGGTATGCGCTGAAATAACAGGAGTCAGTATCACCATAGATAATCGTCTGACCCACGTGATCATACTCTCCAGTAAACAACATATTGACCTGACTGGCCATGTGCTTGGCAACACAACGACCACTCAATGTAGTTGACTGACCAAGACGCTGGTCAAAGAACCTACTACCTGCGTTAAGCAAGGCGCCGTACAAGCTGTTCAAGTTAATCTTTTTAACCAACTGTCGCTTGTCCCAGAACTCAAACTCTTTAGGATTATCAATACATGCCTTGGCTTTCTTCTGCAGATCTTTACGCTCTGCATACCAACGACTTAGTAGACCCGGAATAATACCTTGGCGCTCGTATGTAAAGATGGTGCCGTTAGCACTCATAATCCAGGGATTACCGCTTAGGAAAATTGCCTCATAGGCTTCCGCTGCACTCATTTCTACACTGCGACCATCTTCCCAATCAATGATAACAATGTAGCCTTTATCCTTACGCATGATTGCGTCGTACTCATAGACGGCAAATTTACCGTCCCAGAAATCTGCGAAGCCATTGCCTTCTGCTAGCCATGCACGTAGTTCATCACGTGTCTGTTGATGGCGCACTTGACCAATAATGGTCTCTGTACTCATGTTCAAACCGCGCAACAAACTAGGATACAGACTGTTCAAGTCCATTGAGCCAATCCAGTCATGCATGCCCTTTTTAGGATAAGCAACGTAGGCACCTGCCGCCTGCGTTTCACTGCTTGCACTGCGATCTTTGTCTGGAACAATTAGTCCACGACTGTGTGCCTCATTAACGATAGCCTGATCAGTCATAGCCACAGCACCCATTGTGGTACGCAGAGTAACTGTGTTTGCATGCGCCAGCACATTGACTAGATCAATATACTGTAACTTGTCGTCTAGCTTTTTCAGCAGGGCAGTATCTTGCCTGTTATAAGCAATGAACTTCTCAAAGTCATTGTTGTACAGTTGGTCCAGTGTACCCTCGTACTGCACCTTATTCTCGCCAAGCTCTAGCTCACCCACATAGTCCAGTCGATATGTGTGCAGTTCATGATAGGTATACTTGCGATACAGTTCCAGGTAGTCAAGATGCACACGACCAATCAGGTCATATGTTTCACTGGTCTTACCGTATTTTTCATATTCCCTACGAACTGGCTTGAGGTTCCAGAGACAGAATCTCCTGCAATGATCTGCACCCAAGAGTCTGGCAATCCTGTTAATAGTATAAGGAATGTCATAGCCTTCACTGTTCCAACCACTTAAAATGTCTGCATCATCTATAATGGTCATGAACATGTCCAACATCTCTTCCTCGTTGGTACAAAGGACAGTGTTGTCAAAACGTGCTACGATGGTATTGGCATCTTCCCAACTCATTGCGTTGGGTTTAATGACTAAGGTGATCAAACGATCCAACCATGTGCAGTAGACAGATATTGCAGTAATTGGATTAAACGGATCACTAGGATCAGCAAAGCCCTTCTTAGCATCAAAGGCAACTTCAATGTCAAAGAATGCCTTGTTAAGCTCTGGTGCTTCTGCGTTTAGGTAGTTTGTTTCAAGGCATCTGTTCAGTGGCTTTAGGTCACTCTCGTACAGACGTTTGTGTCCATAGACACGCTTTTCCTTTTCAAATGCCTTGTGCGTGGCAACGGCAACCTTGCTTAGTCGTTCGCCACCAATTGCAGTAAATTGTCCCTTAGGATCTGGATAGTAGAAAACATAATGTGCCGGAAAGCTTCTGAACTTGCGCTCTCCGCCAACTCTCTCTACCACATTGATTAGGTCTTTTTCTTTTTGGTAAATTGCGTCAATGTAGCTCATACAATATTATACAGTCCGCCCATGTAAATTACAACTATAATTAGTTCAACCACAAACAGACTCCACTTGCGCCATAGATAGCCAAGAATCATCCAGCCAAGATTACCCAAGAAACTTAGCCAGATGTTAAGTGGGTAGATGTTAAAACTGGTTAGGGCTACACCAATGATTAATACAAGAGTGCAGCCCCATTCAAACCAGAATTCCCACGTTTTATTACGTAGGGCGTTAATCAAAGATGACCTGCAACTTCAAGTACTTCCTCTACTTCTGTAAAGGCTTCTTGTTCCTTGCTGAACTCATTCTTGAATGCAATCTTCATGGCCTTCTTGAGAACGCTAGGCTTAATGTTGATTTCTTCTGCGATACCTTTGATGGTATCATTTAGACCTTCATTGAGTGCGTTGACTTCACTCATCACTTGAATGCCTTCTGCGAATAGCTTTTTGATCTTAGCTTTCTCATCGGCACTAAACATACGTGGATCCATAATAACTCCTTGTTAAAGTTCTAGTATTATAGATGATGCTGCCGTGTAAGTCAATGTTATTGGTTAAACAGTGCTATCTCTTGGCTGCGTAGTAGGGCCAGTTCTTCGGTGCGCCTACCTGATCGAATATTCCATTTTGCCAATTCTGCAGGCACCGATTCCAACTCATTCCTATTGATTAGCTTTAGGAGAGTTGAATTCTTGAAAATATCCTCGCCCATACTTTCTATAAAAGACACCAATGCTGCTATTTGATTCTTTGATAGGTTGACTTTGACTAGGTCTTTGATTATTTGTTTTGAAGTCATCAAATATAATAGAACTCTAATACTTAGTACTAGAGTTCAGTCTATTAACGATTCTTTAGAGTTGCAGTCAGCATCCATAGATGCTTTGCGTGTGCGTCTTGGCGTTCAGCCATTAGGTTACTAAGACCATGATTGCCCACTTGCTCTGCTAGGTCGTAGCATTGTTTGATACTTGCTTGCACGATGTCAGTATCTGTGATCAGCTTTTCCATCATGGATCTTGCGCTTGGAATTTCCACCTGATCTTCAATGTCTGCAAGTTGGCTAAAACGAGTGAAGCTGCCTGGAGCATATGCGCCTAATGTGCGGATACGTTCTGCAATAACATCCACGCTACCAAATACTTCGTCATAGATCTGACCAAATAAACCGTGGTATTGTGGGAAATCTGGACCTTCAACGTTCCAGTGGAAATTTAAAGCCTTGAGTGCAAATGCGTATTCATTTGCCAAAACTTTTTTAAGTGCTTGTATTAGTTCGTCCATGTGTCAATCCTTTGTTGTATTTATCGTAGAACTGGTATGTTAGCTAATACTTTACTACAGATTATAAACTTGTTTTCCAGCTGATTGTACAGCGAGTCATTCGTTGCAACATGCGCCATGCCATATGCCATAGTGCCCATGTCTTTATAGTAGTTTAGAGTAGGCCATCTGCGCTGCTTAATCTTGAAACTATCGTAAAATAAGCAGACGTCTGCCGTCTCCGTAAGTTTCTGAACCTTATCCTTACCTGCACTCTGCATAGCTGTCAACAACATAATGGCCACTGGAGTGTCTGGTGGAATGTCGTTTTTGTCAAACCATTTTGCCAACAGTCTAACTAGATATGCTTCCACTTCTTCATCGAGGTAGAGATCTGATTTGCCTTCTGCTTCTATTACAAGTTCGTAGCTGCTACGAAAATAATCCTGCCAGTGCTTCATGTCAAATTTTACATATGCTTTTAAACGTATCTAGCATTTCATCTTGTTTGCCAAGATACATGTAAGGTGCAAAGTATAAGTTGATAAAGGCATTGAACCACATGTCCGCTATAAACTCGTTCCAACGTTCCCATGCTTCAACGCCTGTATAGAATATCATTTGCCTGCCTTATTAATTGGGTTATTAGGATTAGCTGCCCAACGTTCTTTATTACGTTGCTGCTGTACTGGACTAGCTTTTTTGAATTTGCTTAGGTCTCTCCACAGAGCTTTGCCCAATGCACTCTTAGGTCCTTGATCTTCAGATTCAAGTTTGCTTTCTTCCATGTTGCCCAATATTTGCTCAACATGACGAACCCAACCACTAACATCACTGCTACCGATTTCGTCAACATCACCAACAAAGTCAGCAACTTCATCAATAGCGCTCATAACTTTTTCTGGACCATACTTGGCTAGCAAGTCAGTGCGTTGTAAAAGGATACGGCGTGTAATAGCTTGAGCGACGGGACTGTCTTCTTGACCTGGACGATCCAAATAACCTTCATCCACATCATCTCTAAACTCACCTGCATCATACATACGTGCTTCTTCGTCATCACTGCCTGCATAGTCATTGAAACTTACGTCACTGCTATGGAAGCTGTGCTTGCCGTGATTGTATAGATCAACTACAACAAATGCATTATTGCGACCAAAACTAACAATGTCTCCGGTCTTACCTTTAAAGCTGACGTTGCCTGTAATAACTACAGGATCACCTACGTTTAAACCAGAAGCATCTTCTGCAACAAGACCTTTTGCCTTTGCAGCCTTTTCTAACTCTGCACGAAGCTTCATTATTTCAGCTTTTAAGCGAGGGTTCCTACCAAACTCTGGATCCATCTGCATGTCTTGTATGGCTTTTCTTCTCGCCATATAGTCGCTTTTGTCTTTTAGTGTTAGGGTTCCTGCAAGTGTTCCTGCTTCAGCAACGTCGCGACCAAGACGCTTATCACTTAACGCACGATTTAGGCCTGCTGCTCTTTTCTGTGCCCTACGTGCTTGTTCTTTGTGATAATCCTGCAAGTTAGGATCATCCTTAGACATTCTAGCGCCGAAGTTGGCATGACCATAATCACTGCTTGCACGAGTTACGTAACGGTTTCTTAGTTCTGTGCTTACTTCCGTTACACCTTGTTCTCTACGCTGTAATTCGGCACGAACACGCTTGATTTGATTACCTTCGCCTGAAACTTGTTGCTTACTCTGCTTGTCTAAGTAAGCCTTTAGTTTGTCTGTAGAAATACCACTCAAGTCTTGATGCTTTGGATAGCCTTCCGCCACACCTTGTTCGTCTAGGTCTGACATTCTGTCCCAGGCACGGTCAGCAGTTGCTTGATTCTTTCTTACTGTTTTTAGATCTCTTTTGGTATAATCTGGTTCTAGTCTATTTTTATCGTCTGCCTTGATCACACGATCCACTGCTCGTTTATGGACTTTGGTCAGCATCTTTTGACCTCGTGCGGTATTACCGTATTCTTCTAACGAGCCTTCCGCCACACCTTCGTCAAAAGAATCGTTGTATGCTCTTGCCCACTTGCGTAATGCTTCTTTGCCACCGGGCATTGCTTCTATTTGTGCTTCTAACGCATCTCGTTTGTCGATGGCAATATTTTTCTTTCGTCCTGGTGGCAAATCATACACCAGTTCTACCATATCTTCATATTGCTGAATCATTGAACGGATATTGTCAGAGCCTTCCGCCACACCTTTCTTCTTACCATGCACCGGGCATTTAGGATTATTTCGTGCAGAGGTGGGACAAGTACATTTCATTATACGCTTTTCCAACCATTTATCTGCTTCTTGTTCTTGCTTCCTACGATCTGATGAGCCTTCCGCCACACCTTGCTTTTGACCTTTTCTTTGAGTAGCGGCCCAATCTCCACGACTCATTGGCTTCTTGCCGGCGGCTTCTTGACTGCGGCAATATTCGTCATATTTTTTGTTTTGTTCTTGACGATGGATATGTCTTGATTTATACTCGCCTTCCGCCACACCTTGCTCGTCCAAATCTTGGTTCATCTTGTTGTAGTCTAGTCTGCCGCTGGAATAACCATCTTCGTATTCATCGTCTTGGTCACTGCCCACAGGGAACGGGCTATTGTATCCTTTACCATCGTAGCCATCTCTGTAGCCTTTATCGTATGCGTCTTCAAATTCTGAGCCTTCCGCCACACCTTTGCGACCGACTATTACACCATTTACTCTTTTGTATTTCTTGTCATCTTCTTTTTTTCTCTGAAGGGTATCAAATTCGGTTTTAGTCATCAACGGTTTCTTAGACTTAGAGTTAGAATACTTGTCTAGATATGATTGATAATCGGAGCCTTCCGCCACACCTTGCTTTAGACGCTTGCCAGCAACAACTTCAACACCATTAATTGATAACGCATACCAATCATTGGCTGCTAATCTACTGAACACATCTTCTATACTACTGGCTTTTACATTTAGTTTTGTTGGCTTCTTTAGAGCATTGCTCTTGTCGAGTGCTACAACTTTATAGACTTTTTCTGTGTTCAGTGTATCAGGATGGGCAAGACCTTTTTTGACCTTTTCAGCCTGCGACATTTTGTCCACAGCCTTACCAAGTTTTGGATCAACATCGTGCCAGGTTTTTGGATGATCGCCTTCCGCCACACCTTGCTCTTGACCTTGTACATCAACTACTGCGCCGCCACTTAGTTTAACCATCATTGGACCTTGTGGGCCAAACATGCGCTTAAAGCCTGCGGTACTCATACGGCCAGCTTCTGTACCATCTTTAATCTCACCAATGCGTTTATCAGTAATAGGAATAGCACTGCTACGTGGTAGTATCTTCTTGCCATTGACAGACTTCATTGACAGTAAGTCTTGTAGAATGGCATCAGCATTGTCTAGTACAACTTGCTTGGCTTCTTCTGGGCTTGACGCCAATACATAATAATATCTACCACTGTAGTCTGAATACTTACCGCGGTAGTAGTTGTTCATAATAACAACTTGCCAACTCTTTAGGCCTTTAAGTGCAGACATGAATGTGTCTTCACCTGCCTCATTAACACTCTCATTGGTAATGTCCTCTACCTTGAGGATCTTAGCCATGCTAGCATGCTTGAGAAATTTCTCTCTTGCAACACGTTCGCTTTGTGCTTTTACTTTGAATTTCTTAACTCCGCCTTCTGCTAGTTCAGCAGTGATGCGGAATACTTTGTTGTAATCGCGAGCAGCGGACAATAGCCCGCTGATGTCGCTTTCTGTTATGTTACTTAGACGCATTCTTAAAACCCTCTGCTACGAAACGTAGAGTCTCAATCCATTCACGGACTTTCTTAGGACGACCGCGACCACGCTTAGGTGCATTTGGGTCTGGTAGAGGATGCTTACGAGGACGACCGCGACCTCTCTTTGGTGCAGTTGTATCTGGCTCGGGACGAGTGCGTGGACGACCACGACCGCGTTTTACTGGCTCTTTACCTTCTGCATCTTTCTTAGGTTCTTCAGTCTCACCTGTATCTGGGTTATACTTGCGAGTATATACTGTGCCCGTGCTTGTTGTTTTCTTGTCGAATTTACCAGATGTTTTTTCTTTTTCCGCACGCTCTTTGGAAGCTGCCATCATTTCTGCCCAGCCTTCAAAGATATACTCACCTTCAAAATATGTACTTTCGTGAACGTATTGATGTACGTCCTGACCGAATCTGTTTGTTACCCAATTAACAGGATCATCGTCTCTCGCCTTAGCAACACCATAAGGCATTTCACCGTGATCGCTATAGTAATCAAACAATGCATTGTATAGGTCAGTGTCTAGTTCATGACCATTTAGGAAATTCTTTACTTCGTGTTTGAAGCGATTAACGATATGCTTTAGGGTCTCTGTGTTTTCTGTCATGTGCATGCCAACTGCCTCTTGCATGCCAGGTTCCCCGATACGAGCCGCTGCTGCCTGTGCCATCTCAGGACCACGATCCCTATACAGCATGTTTCTCATAGTGCCCATCATTTTATCAAAGCTCATTGGATCTGTAAGGGCTTTTAGGAATTGCTCTTGTTGTCCGTTTTGCAGAGCACGCTTATAAAGACCGTATACAAAACGTGCTTCTGGGTGTTCTAATGTGATTGGCTCATCACCTAGGGTAATGTGAGCTTCGCCGCCAGACGTTGCAGCCTGTGCGATTGCTCTTAGGTTGTTAGCACCGCCTAAAATTGGACTTTCGAAAAGTTCAAATAATTTCATATCTTTAACCCTTGTAATCTGTGTAATCAAAAACTTGAAGGACTTTTTCTAAAGCTAGTTGTTCTAGTTCTTCTTCAGTTAGTTCTTTAGCCGCCCTGCGGTGCTGAATCTCTTCGCCTGCCTTGTGTCTAATCAAGCGGTTCTTGCGTCTACGGTGCATTTGCATAAATGGCATTGAAACGGCAGCTACGCTACCCGCTCCCATACCACCTGCATCTTCAAGTATTTCTTCGATTTTCATGTGAATATTTATCAATTATTGTTTCTTTTTTCTCATTGGCTTGACTGTGGCACCCAGCAACTTGCCCATGAGCGAGCCCTTTTCAACGTAGTTTCGCTTCTCGTCACCAAGCCACTTAACACGTACTTGGAAAAGGATCTCATTTGAAAATGTGTCGTATACTTCAACCTGAGGGGTAGCCAAATCTGCTCTGTAGCGGGCAGCTAAATCAACACCCTCTAGTTTACTTTCCATATTGCTGAAACTGATCATCTCGTAGCCACCACCCTTAAGGTTAACCAGAATAACGTTGGGTGTGTTTAGAGTGGCAAAGTAGTTGATGCCAGCAGTCATAGTTTTTAGGTACTGATATTCGTCCATGCTGTCATCACCGTCCAGCATGTTATTGATGATTTTAGCAGAGTATTTGTATACTTCTGCCACAGCCTTTAGCAAGTCTTTCTTAGCCAGCTTTTCAAAAGTTCCCTTGACAGGTTCAATATCAACGCCGAACTTGCTCCATAGGGAAGCCTGCTTTTCAAAGTAATCGCCCTTAGCTGCACTACCCATACCAACCTGTCCAAACTGTTTAGCCACAGCCTTAAGACTAATATCGAGGCGCTGTTTCCTTCGCTTACCGGTTAGTTTGTCAGTGACGACAACTTCAATGTCTACTTTGCTTGTCTTTTGTTTAGCAGGGTTACCACCATCACAGACAATGTCAATGATATCTGGTTTGCCATTGAGATAGAAGTACTCACTGAACTTTTCGTTGTCTTTGCTGTTGGCAAATAGCACTGCACTAGATGTTTCCTGCTTTAGTGAGCCACGCTTTTCAGGGTTAGTGAGGTCAAGATATGCTGGCTCTGGAAGTTGCAGTGTATAAATGATGCTGTCATTAACGAGTTTCTTGCTTGCGTCTTTAACGTTGACGCTATACATGTCACCGCCAGATGCTTTTAGTGAATCTACTACGTGCCAGACGTCCATCTCTGTGACTTCACCGATTGTACCATCTACACGAGCTTTCAGCTTGGCGAACAATGCCGCACTTAGGATACCCTCAGCGATGTCGCCCCTATTTGACACTGTATCTGCTCCAGCGCCACCTTCTTTAGCAAACTCTGCGGTCTTTTTTAAGTTACCAAATGCTATTGTGCCGCCATCTTTCTTTCTTAGCACACCGGAAATAGAGCCCATGTTAATCATGTTCTCAACACGTTCTGCTTCAGAGGGGTCGATCTCAACCATCTCGCCTGTTACGGTCTCAAAGGGTACACCTTTAGAGATACGGTCAACAAAAAGTTGTGCCCTCCATGGATACTTTAGGATGGCTTTAGGAGTTAAACCTGCTTCTAATAAAAATTCTATCTCTGAAAATCGCATAATATATTATTTACCTTCGGCCCTGCTCTTGCATCCTTCCCAGAAGCTGTTGCTACTGCCCCCGCATAGATCCTCATCATCTATGCCGTGACGCTCTGCCCATGCATATCCAGCCATGTGCCCACCACAGTCCTTAGTGCAAGGATAGCCCTTATACATTAAGGGTTGCTCGTTTAGTTCTTGTTCTGTAACCGTGCCCACGTTAAGCTGTGGTACCTGACTATTCCATGCCCTACCCTCTACTGCTGTTGCCAGTATTAGGTGTGAGTCGTTCATCTTTCTCATACCCAGAGACATGTTGATGCTGTCATCATATACCCAGAACTTTTGTCCATCGTCCAAGGCACGTATTTCATTCTTTACTGTTGTAAATTTCCTAATAACTTTATCGGGACCAAGTATAGGCAAACCACGCTTAACTATTTGATCAATCATATGGCTTGATACGAAAATTTTAAAATCAGGTGTGGTAATATCACCTAGCCTGCTTTCCGTCAATAGTTCAAGCAATCTCATTGATTTTCTGCTCCGCTGATTGCACTCTTGGTGTTAACATCGTCCTGCTCATGACTGCCGCCGTCGCTGATCTGATCGCTGGTAACGCCCATTAGTTTGTCTGCACCCTTGATGACTTCAAGGTCTGCATCAGTGTATCCGACTAGGCCAATGTTTTCACTCCAGTCGCTTTCCTGTTCGAACTCTTTACCTTTGCCTTGCTGCGCTGCACTTGCAGCCAGTGCGATACCATATCTGTACTGCATGTAAGTATCGGTGTTCCTAATCTGGCTTACAATTCTTGCATTGGGGATAGCACCAGCAGGGTCTTTAGACATTGCACGAGCAGTACCATAGTTTTTAGGTTCCTGTACATGAGGTGCAACTCGCTGGTCAGACGCCTTATTTGTTTTAGGAGTCTCGTCCTTGTCGTTATCTAAAAGTTCTAGTAATCTCATTATTCATACCTCGGTGTAACAGAGACTTCACCACCTTGGTGCTGCTGTCTAAATTCTGGGCTTCGTTGCATTATCCATTCACGAGCTTTGTTGTTAGCTTCGCCTTGAGTTTCTGCCTGTACTCTAAATACAACTTCATCGCCTATCTTAACGTCCCAATAGCCAGTAAAGTGCTGCTGTGCTCGCTGCTGACGAGTTCTTACACCATAAAGCTCTGGTGCTTCTGCACGTAGGCCTAGTGCATTACGTGCTTCCTGTTCAGCTTCTGGACGGCTTGTGTTAGATAGCTCGCGAACACTGCTTCCATCACTTAATCTATATATTTCCCAAGGTCCAGGCCCACGTGGAGTTAGGTCGCCACGGTTAGCATTGGGTTCTTGGAATTGACTTGCGTCTGCTGCTTGTTCTATATTTCGAACTTCTATATCGCCTCTTACCAAGGGGTTAGACTGTCGCAAATCGTCCAAGTATCGTTGAGCGACATCTTGAGTTGAAAATCTTCTTAAGTCTTGACTGTTTGGCCACCTTGCAAATCTGTTGGCATTTGTTAGCCAAAGACCCCAGTTTCCAGTCATACCCTCTCCGCTTGCTGGAGGAGTATTTTCCGGACGTTGTGGTGTTGCTGCCCCTGTACTTGCTTGTGCTGTGGGCTTTTCTTCATAAGGACGAATTGGTTTAGCTGTGACATCCTGTCGACCACGCCACTCTGGATAGTTGCCTGGTTCTGATGCTTTTGCGATAGCTTCTTCTTTATTTTTTGCAACAACTTCAATTTCGGCTGCATGACCAGGACGGCTAACACGCCACCAATACTGTGCTCCTGCCGATACTTTGCCCTTAGCAATGTTTCTTGAAAGTTGGGCACTTCGAACTTGTCTAATTAATGCTTCTTTATCCAACTCACCTGCGCTGTAGTTAGCGAATAGTTCTAGGATACCAGGTTCGTCACTGCTAGGAGCAAGTAATTTATATAGCTTTTTTGCGTACTCTTGTCTGTATTTTGTTTCGTCCAGAGCTGCGTCTAGTGCAACAACGAAACGCAACAGAGTTGGTTCAATAAGTTCGTAGTTAGCGCCAAGCCAATCACCGCCTGGACTACGGAATTCAATGTAACCGGTCTTTGTGTTGATACTTGTGTACTTGCTTGTAACACCACTGTGAATCGCTTTTGCAGCCGCAGTGCTCAAATGCTCACGCATTTTACCTAGTAGAGCTGCTGCATCTTCTGGACGCTGCTTGATATTTTGCTTAACAATTTGTAAAGCACTCTTTGTATATGTGTTACCTAGACGACCAAACTCGTTTAATACTCGCTCATCGCCTAGTAGAATGGCTAACTTAACATAGTCTAGCTTTTCCATGCTGAAGCCAGGAACACTAACGTTAATGTGCAAGCCAGTGGACTCGTTAGTATAGCAACCATTGTTCTCGGCAAACTCTTTAACTGCTATTAGGTCGGCAAGTAATTCGTTGATAGGCATTGGCGGGCTAACGAACTCCAAGCCTTGGTCGCCAGCGTTATCACCTTCCAAGCTACCATCAGGTTCAACAACATAAGCACCAGGTTCACGTCTACCACCGTGATAGCTCATGCTAAAGTTGACCTTTTTGTTAATAAATTCACTGAACTCGTCGGCAATACGCTGTGCGTTTTCGCCACCGCTACCGTATTCGCTGCCTGGTTCTGTCCAGTGTGGCCACTCAATGTCAAAATTGTTAGCAATATCACTCATGGCATTGTAGCCCTGATACTCAAGCCACTCACGCTGTGTATCACTATCGTTTTGTATATCTTGCCAAGTGTCATTATCCCAGTCATTGAAGGCATCATCGTATTCACTGCCCATATCTGCTAGAATCTCGTCTACTTTTTCTTTAACTAACTCAGCATGACGCTGTTCAACTGCTTCTCTGAATTCATCGCTACCAACACCAAAGTCTGGACTTTCTTTTTCTATTTCCTCTACTGCTTGATCGTAAAGAGTATCACTATAATCTCTTTCAACCAAATCAGAAATGCTTTCGGTTGCAGCCTCCATCCACATGTCATGTTTCTTTTCGCTGAGCCAATCGCTGTCATAATATTCTTGCTCAATGTCTTCCATTAGACGATCAACTGCACGACGACCATTATAGTCACCATCATGGAAGAAGTTTCTAATGTCTTCAAAATCACTTATACTCTCGTCTTGGTCGTAGTCAGGTTCGCTTTCGAAATCATCATCGTCCAGACTGCCAATGTCTGGCACAATCATTTCGAATTCCATACCTGCACGAGCATCAATACCAGCCGCTGCCTGTTTTAAGGCACTAGGGCTCATGTTGATTTCGTTAAGGGTTTGTTCTAATAGCTCTAGGTATTTCATATATACTATTTACTTGTTTTTCCACAAGCCCTTTCGCTGCTTGATCACTTCAACTACCTTAACCACAGCTTCCGCGATTTTTTTCTGCTTGTCAGTATCAGGTACGTTTTTGTAAACACGCTTAACAGGATCCCAAACTGTTTTTAGTGGGCCTGCCTTAGCCAATTTACCAACCCTGGATACCATTGCATCAAACTCTTCTGGGTCATAACGACCTGCAACTTTGTCATCCACACCCTCGGCATGGCCTAGGTATTTGGACATCATTTCACGCTTAACTTCCTTGTAGTAAGCTATAGACGCAGCCGCTTTACCCATATCAACACGGTCTCTCATATTGATTGCAGCCTGACGCCAGTAGTCTTTGTCCCTTGCAGCCATTGCAAATGCTTGCCTATCTCTTTGATCTGTGATCTTTCTTAGTAGCTCTTGGTCACCTGCACGTTCCTGTTGAACATGTTGCTGAACTGTCTGGCGCATCGCTTTCTGTGCAGCATCCACAGCAACACTCTTATTCCAGTTTGGGTTGTTGCTCATTCTGCCCACATGACCCATTGCACCATGCATTACCCTGCCCAGATCTATATTTTGTGCCTGGGCATTACCACCACCCAGTGCTGCTGCGCCTGCAAGAGCTGCTGCGGCAGCTCTTTCTTTCCAGCCTTCATCTAGGCTATGTCCGCCTTCCATTAAGGCAATTTGCATAGGTGTGAAGCTTTCTTTGACACAGTTGTTGACTCTGGTGTCACCCTTCATCTTTGTGCCTTGCTTTTTGTAGCCATCCCAGCATTTAGGATCTAAACGCTGCTTCTCCTCGTTCACGCTTTTTGTTTTGAGTTCTTCTAGTTTAGCCAATAATTCTTTAATTCGTGCAGCATGCTTTTTATTCATAGCACCCTTGTATTGTGCCGCAGCTTGACCTTGCTTGTGAAACTCTATTTGTTTATTGATATCTTCAGCAGAGTCAGACTCTGCAACACCTTTATTGTGTTTTTGTATCCAAGTATTCGCCTCTTCTCTACTTTTAAATGGTCCAGCAACTGCTACAGCCTGCCCGTCTTTAAAAACTCTCCACGTACCATCTTTGGTTTCTCTACCAACAAATCCTTCGGTCACCCCCTCTAGTTTCTTTAATTCTAATTCAAGTTCCTGAACTCGTAGTTGACGACCTTTTTCTTTAGCTATTGCAATAAGATTCTTTAGACTGCGAATCTTATCCTGTTTGATAGAATCCTTGGTCATTGGACTAGTATTATCAAAGGCGCCTTCTGCTGTTTGCTTTTCTACACGATAATTGGTGCCGCCCACAAGTTTACGCAATGTATCTATTGCCTCTTGTTCGCTCTTTGCCCTAACTGTTCTAGTTTTTGTGTATAGCGGCTTTTCCTTATTGCTTCCGTAGATATCATAAGTGACTGCAAACTTTTGTTCAGCACTCTCTTCTACGCTCTCGTTGTTCTTGCGCTTCCATGCTGTTGCATATAATACTTCTTCCCAGCGATCACCATAACGCTTTTTAAAATCAGCTTTACGATCCTTAATCCATTTTTCCATACCAGGTGGAGCAACTTCTGTAACGCTTTCTTTCTTGGGTTTAGCTTTTGCAGCCTTAGCTGCCTTTGCAGCCTCACGCTCCGCTTTAATACGTTCTTTTTCCGCCTTAGCTTGTAGGTAAGGCATTAGGTATTTGCTAACAACTTCATAGAATGTGCTACCAGCTACAGGTGTATCTGCACTGACACCTGCGGCTTTTTCAAATGCTGCCTTATCGCCCTTTGCTACTGCACCACGCAGATCTGTTGCGCTACTGATACGTGCAGCTTTTTGCCAAACAATCTTGGGGAAATTGTAGTAACCGTGTGCAGCTTCCACGCCATTGTTTTTAACCATGGTGGGCATGATCCAGTCTTTGTCTGTTTCATCTGTAACGACGACTAGTATGACGGGACCAAAACGTTCGTAGATTCTGCTGGCCATTGTAAACCAGCTCTGTTCAGTCATTATGTGATTGGCGACTTCAGGCCATACTGCCTTCATAGCCTCAATCTTAACTTCATAGGGCAGTGGATCCTTCTCGCCTATAGTACTCTTGTTAGTACCAACAAACCACTGGTCGAACTTGGATGCAGTTTCCCATGCAGCCTTATGACCATAATGCGGTGGATTAAATCTACCAAATATAATTGCCACCCTTTGTGGCGCTTCGTTTAGAACTGTATTGATTTTCATTGTGGTGTCCAACGCTTTCTTGGAACGAATTTCACGTTACCAAATTGTTTTGAGGGATCTGCATAGCGCACACGACCTTCTCCGTGTGTATCCCAAATGTCAGCCTTAGGTCCCGATTCTATCTGATCGATGACGTTATCTTTTAAGAACTGTACTGCTCTTACTATTTTAAATATTTCCTCAAGGGCATTATTGTTTGCCTTGTTGAGTTCTTTGATCTTTGCCTGTTTAGGTGCACTTACCTTTGTTGCAGCCCACTGGAAGAAATGTTCTGCACTTAGGCTGTCTAGCTGTTTGGCTTTTGCACTCTGGTTAACATATGTGTATATGATCTGCTTGAGGTCACTTAGACCTGCTGTTCCTGCTAGGAACCCATCAACCTGTCTTGAATGCTGTTGTATATGACGCTCTACCTGGTCGATCATTGTGGTATCAACCTTAACAGGTGCAACGTTATAGATTGGACCAAGTACAATCAGTTTAGGGTTTGTGTTAAACTGGCTGAAGTCTTTAATAGGAATCTGTGCGCTATCAGGTTGACCATGCTCTGTAAAATATGCGTGTCCAACAACCATGACTTCTGCTTGTGCAATACGCTTACCCAAGTCACTATCAGCACGAACATGATAGCAAGTCTGGCTCTTTGGGTTAGGACAGAATGTGTAAACACCATCCTTTAACTCTGGTGGTTCCAAGAATAGCGCATCTGCATATACATAATATGTGCTGTTACCTTCAACTTCTTTGGGTGTTGCTGCTGCAAATAGTGGTGCTAGGCTAGCAAACTTGTTGGCAAATTGCTGACGACTTGCAATCTCTTCAGGTGTTGCGGCCTTGCCAGTACTCATAATGTAATCAGCCACATCTTTACCTGTCTTTGGTAATACTGCTCTACCCCACTGTGCATGACCATGTGGAGGCACCACAACACCGTTCTCTCTACCCCAGTAAATTTGAGGATTGCCGTCCCACTTCATACGAACGCTTCCACTGCCCTCTGCGGTATTAAGATCCTTGAGGTGTTCTAGGGCTTCTATTGTTCCCTTTGTACCATAGAAGAACACTAGGTCCTCCAGGTGGTTGAAGGCACGACCTAGTCTTGGATCTGTTGCTTCTAAAAGTTCTAGTAATCTCATTGTCCCGTCCAAACTGCAAATAAGCCGCCTTCAAAACTAGCCTTACCACCATATACATGTGCAACCTTTTGTTCCACTGCGGCTTCTAATTCTGTGCCGGTTGTATTAGGCTGAACATCAAAGGCAAAGAAATGACCGCTGCCACTTTTTCCAATGTATTGCCCACCCAACTTACCCATGATCTCATCAATATTTTCTTCTGCCTTCTTGACCCATTTCATATCGTCTCTTCTAGGGTCAACGTTTAACTCGTAATCCTGTACGGAAATATAGCCCTTCATTTCCACACCAGGTATTTGACTTAGGCTGACCCAGTTTCGACGACCACCAGGGGTCTGACTTGAACCTGCTAGCAGTGGGCGCTTCATGATAGTCAACACAATACCGTACAATGCTTTGGCGAGACCAACACCGCGGTAGTCTTCATCTACAGTAATGGTGCCAACTTGTAATGCACCTTTTAGTGGAAAATAGTATGGTTGTTCTAGTGTGAGCTTACCAATAATTTGTGGTATACGCTTACCTGTGCGCTGACGTTCCTCCCAGTCCCTCATTCTCTTATTAAATTCACTGGTAAATTCATAAGGACTTTTCTTTGGCTTAGGATCGGATGTTTGGCTATTTGGGTCCCATAACTTAATAACTGGTTCACCACGAGGATCTTCTATGCTATATAGAAACCCAGAGCCACCTGGCAGTGGATAATATTTTTTTGTTGACGAACCAGCATATAGGTAGCTCTTACCCCCGCGATAGTCACTTGGTGAGAGTCGTTCAATTTCGTCTATTTGTAGTTCGTTGATTTTCATAACTTGTTCAATAAGTTGCGGAACCATTCATTGGTGCCCACACGGCTTTCTTGTTTTATTTCTTTCCAATTGGGATCTGCTTTGCCACGAGCAAGCAACTCTGCGGCCTGTTGTTGAGGTAATGCTGCCAGAATACTCTCTACGCTACCAAGTACATTAGCATCTGCTTTACCAGTTAAAATCTCTGCGATCTTTGCTAGATCGTCTGTGACGAACTCACCCTTCTTACCTTCGGGAGTTCTGCCGAATAAACCCTGCCATGCACTCCACATGTAGCCCTTGTCCTTGGCAAGGAATGCCATGAGCAATTGTTTGTTAACGCCTTTATATGGGCTTCCTTGTGGAATCTGATGTGTATGGAATTTGGCAACTTGTTGAGCATTCGCAGTTACCATGATGTCTACTTGATGATAGTGACCACCAACCGGAACGTTTACGTGTACGTTGATGCCTGTTTGGGCTGTTTCTAGTCCCTTGGTCTTGATGTAATCGTTTAGAGCTTTGCGAGCAGTCTTTGCATCTTTGGCCTTGAAGTAACTCATTACGGCAGCTTCATCGGCTAGAACATCCATGTCCCCACTCTTTTTACCAGGGACAGGTGTTGCTGCACTACCGACTGGAATAACTTCAATACCAGTACCACGCAGAGCACTATTAACTGTTTTCAGTATAGCAGGAACGTCTTTGTGATCAAAAGGCTCAGCATTAGTAAAGACATTTCCACCCTCAAGTAAAATCATACAAACTCCAATTATTTGTATTATTTACCTGAATTAAATCATTATGCCGAAGTCGCGACAAGCCATTAGGATCTTAGGTTTTATGTGCTTCGTTGCACTACGCACATCTGATTCTTCATACTTCGTACTCGAATCATTGTTTTCTTACGCTAATCTATTCGTCTCAAATACTGGTTAATTATTTCGTAGATTCGGTCATAATTTGCCGTTGACCGGCAAATTTATGGTGGCATTTCGTGAGTTCCTAACCATACCGTATTGATGAGATTTTTTAGCATTAGGCTAAAAACAGAGGCGGTTGACCGGTACCCCTTACTCAAGACTTGACTGTCAGCGGTAGCCCTTGAAATCCCAAATACGGCGAAACTTCAAGAGCCTGCGGTTGTATCTTTTTCACAGAGCCGCAATCTTTTAGAACCTGACGTTGGTTCCTAACGTACACAACCTAAGATCCGACGGCACAGCACTACCTGTACAATCTCAATAGGGATTAGCCTGCGCTAATCAAACATGCGTGTAGACTGTTATTATACGCTAGCCTGCTTGTAAGTCAACGAAGTTGTTGATCTTTCAACCATTTGATAAATTCTGCTTGTCCAGCTGCAAGTGCATCTTCCCAGACCATTCCACTCTCACCATCTGCGTTATCACTGATCCATTTCATGCTAGTCCATAGGATCTTGTGCAAGTCGCAAACCTTGGCAATCGCCCAAAGTTCCATATCCACTATGTCGCAGTGATCTCTAGTCCACTGGTCTGGATTGGTAACAAAGTTGTTGCCGCTACCGCAACGGATGCCACTGTTGCCGCTCTGATAGTACAGTATGTTTTCACCCAGCATGAACCCACGCTCACGCAAAGGACTACAATCTGCATCACGCTGGCAAACTGCGGCGATACTGTATAAGCCTTGTAGTTGTTTTAAGGCACCTGCGCTACCATAGTTTATGATTCTGTCTGGGCTATGCTGAACAATGGCATCGTAGGTCATCATGGCAGCATTGCTTAGACCCACGCCAGTATAAACAACAGGACAGTCCACTAGGCTGGCATCTAACTCTTCTGGTAGTGCTACTAAAATTACAGTTTTCATCTTTCTACAAATGCCCTTTCAACAACGTATTGTCCTGGCTCACGTATGCTGCCTTCTTTCATGCCCACACTCTGGCACCATGCAGCAATATCGTGATTAAATTCTATGTTGCCACAAACCATTACTTTGTCTTTTTCTGGATTTACAGGCAACTGTCCTGTCTCTAATTGCGTAGTTATTCTAGGGTCACCATTGCCAGTAACGATTGGAATGTAGTTTAGAACACGATTTACCATGTCGTATAACTCGCCATCAACAGGGTGATCTTTAAAGGCTGTTAGTAGATCTAAATTGTATGCTAGGTCATCTGGATTACGCACACTGTGAACAATGTTTATCTTGTCCCAGGTTTCCAGTGTTTCTAAATCACGTATTAGACTCATGAACGGAGCGAGACCTGTGCCTGTAGCTAACATCCAGAGATCCCCACCCTTGTCCAGTGCACTGTTTACCAGCGTACCCGTGCACTTGGGCATAATAATGACTTCGCTGCCAACTTCGATATGTTGTAATTTACTAGTGAGTTCACCATCAGCCATTTTAATGCTTAGGAATTCTAACTCTTCAGACCAGGGTGGACTTACAACACTGTATGCACGTAGGATCTTTTTGCCTTTGTGCAGTAAGCCAATCATGGCAAATTCACCTGCGTGAAATCTGAAAGAGGTATTACGTGTGCATTTAAAACTAAATGTGCGATCGCTCCAGTGATGCACCCATGTGACTCGCTCAGTAAACATATTGTATTTTGAAATGGTAAATGCTCACTTCGTGTGCCTCAGGGTAGCGAATCCGGGCAACACCGGCAGCAGCCGCCGGACGCCTTAGGCTCAGATAACTGAGTAACGGTCCTAAGGTGTGTTCTTTCTTTTATTTATTATGTGACTCTTAGTTTACTTTTTACCCTCAGCGGCAAGGATCTTGTCGCCAATAGGCATCCAGATAGCTCTGAGTTCTTCAATGTGTTTGCTCAGGCCTGCTGGGTTTGTTTCAGAGTTTTCAACAAAGATGTAATTGTCCTTGTAGTAGCGTTGAACTTCTGGAGTTTTCATGGCTGCAAGGAACGCATCATTATACCACTTGACAATTTCTTGTGGTGTGTTAGGTGGTAAGCTCAATGCCCATGCTGCAAAAATATTGATGTAACTGCCACCAACTTTATAGGGCTCTGCATCAAGTCCTGCAACCTTTTTATCACCACTGATGCCAATCAGTTTGACTTTACCTGCGTCGATCAAGGGCTTTGCAATAGCAACTGGCATAATACCAAATTCCATACCCGCATCAGATGCAACTGCGGTTACTGCCTGTAGTGGTCCCTGATGTTGTGCATATTGTACCAGCTTTCTATTGCCCTTTGCCTTGTCCATGATGAATTCAAATGTCATTCTATGTGCGCCTGCACCAACGGCAAATGTAATTGGCTTGGTTGTATCACGTAATAGTGCATTCAATTCTGCAGGAGTGTTGACGCTGGATTTTGGATTTGCTACGATAGCCATTGGGCTTTTGCCCATACCCATAACGTGTGTAAAACTGTTGTGCTGCCACTTCTTAATATCCTTTTGCCAGATATCGTTGGTGACGAATGTGCCCATGTAGCTTGGTACGCTAATTGTGTAGCCGTCTGGTTTAGCTTCAAAAAGAACATTGCTCGCCAGCACAGAGTCAGCACCTGGTTTCAATTCGATAATAAAGTTTGCATCTGGGTTTGCTTTTTGCACTTGTGCAGCTAGTGCCCTAAAGCCCACTTCATTTCCAGAGCCAGGCTGAAATCCAATTACTACGGTAACTGGTTTAGTTGGTTGCCATGCCCATGCCATAAGTGGCGCAAATAGCAACGCTAGAAGAATTTTTTTCATGTTTTGTGTATAAGTAAATTAAGAAGTTTCCTACCTTCCGAATATTTATACAGAAACTCAAAATTTTACTATGAACACAAAAATTTTTGCCCTTATTAAAAAAAATTTAGAGATTGCCTTTAATTTACCTAAGTATAAGAAAATTTACGACAGCATCGATGAGAACATTGTGGTGGATCAGCTGCCCTGGACACCTGCTCGCTATAGAAAATTCAAAGATGCCATTGAGGCAGAGTTATGTCTCGACTGTGACTATGTGGGCAAATTGGGAGACATAGTAGAGGACCTGAGTGAGCGTTATATCAATAGGTTTTTTGGTGAGGTATGGCAACCACGCACAAATGACTATGATTACACTGGCTGGCAGCTCGCTGATGAAGTAAACAAACTCAATCCTGGTAGTGTGTTAGATGTTGGCTGCGGATATCATCCTTTTAAAGGACGCATACAAAATATCGTTGGTATAGATCCATACAATAACTGCGCCGACTACATGGTTGATATTTTGGATTACAAAGTCAAGCCAGAAAGTCACGATGTTATCATTGCTCTGGGTAGCATTAACTTCAATAGCAAAGACTATATGGAGAAGCGTTTTGCAGCCTGTGTCAACTTACTTAAGAAAGGTGGTAGATTTTATCTACGAGCTAACCCAGGTATCCCGCACAAAACAGGACCTTATGTTGATATCTTCCCTTGGAGTTTTGAGGTAGTAAATGAATTCGCAGAAAAATACAATTTAAAATTGCTGGAATTCAAGAAGGACGCAAATAGTAGACTATACTTTGTCTACGAAAAGCTATAATTATCTGAAGTATAGGTAGACGAGCCCTGGTATAATGATAAAGAACTGCGGTATAAAGTTCAACATCAGGGCTCTTTCCTTCCAGCGGTAGCCCACATAAATCCAACCACTGGCACCGATCATCTGTAGTATACTGTTCCATGGTGTTATACCAAGTACATGCAGCACCATGGCGCACAAAATAACGATGGCACTGGCGTACTTAATATACCAGACGTGATCTCTCATTTTAATATAGTGACTCTAATGTCGTCTGCTACCGCAACGTCGTCTAGTTGATGACCAAATACGTCCTTAATCCAGACTGAATCAAGACGGCGCCATTCTAGCTTATGTTCCTCGGCAAATCTAAGTATAGCTTGATTCTGCCAGGTTATTTCTCTTTTCATTATGTCGTCGTTGATGTAGGCCGTGTAACTGGGGTAATGTATATTAAACCCACCCGCATCTTTCCACCAATTAAAACTGGCTTCGTCTGGTCTATGTATCAGCATGATCCAGTCCTTGGGGAATGTTTGTTTAATTCTATGTAAACTGTAAGCCCAATCGTGACTTTTGATTAGCTTGCAGCCTTCGGGTTTAGACCATGCTTGATCTAGGTACTCTGCATCTAGACGGGCATCAAACTCCATGAGCCTACCAAAGTATGCGCCCTTATGCCCACTAAACTTTGAGTGAGAATAAGATCGCTCATATGTTCTATCTGATGTGTTGAACCCAGGGATAGTTTCTATGATTTGAGCTATGCCACTCCATCTACTACCCGGTACTCCTGTGAAGAAAATTCTATTTGGTAACATCTAGCTATTTAACTAGCCGAGCCAAACAAAAAGGAATGCCACCAGCATCATGTATAAGAATACTAGTCCAAAACCAAAGAAATACCACACTGCACCGAATGATAATATCCATGCAGTATGGTAGATTTCAAACCACCAGGGTAGGTCTCTTTTAGTTACACCAGCTGGTCTTTGCTTCGCCATAATACTCCCTAGCAAAGCCATTGGCGATCAACATTTCACGTAGGCTTTTACCGTCAAGTATAACATCGCCTAGCATGCGACCGCCGTATTTGTCCCAGTCCATGATCATGATCTGAGCCACACGACTTTCAGTGATTACCTTCTTAGTGAATGCTGTTGCAGCTTGACCACGCTGATCTTCTTGTGGGCACTTGGCACGGAAACCCTTTTCAGGAGTGTCGACACCAAACACACGAATACTCATCTTCTTTGGAAGTGGATCCGGGGTCCAGGGTGTAGCGACCTCAACGGTGTCGCCGTCTACTACGCGGTTGATTTTCCAATCGTAAACAACGCCTGGTTTTTGCTTGGGTGCCTGTGCGCCAGCAACGGCGCATATAGAAAGTGCCAAAATAGCAAGTAGTTTTTTCATAGTTAGTCCTTGTAATTAACTACTACTATTTACCATTTCCTGCAGGACCAGTAACGTGCTTTAGTGCGTGGTCCAGGGTTTTTGCAATTGTGTCTTGCTCTAAAGCTCTTGCGTGCCTTTGGGTTGCTCTTGCGGATACGCATATCTGGATCACCAAAGTTTACCTTGATTATGCGACCTGTTTCAGGATTACGTACAAACACTTTGAATTTCTTTACGTCACCCTGACTTGGCTTGCCCAACTTTACTTTTTTGCCGTTGTACTCTGCTTCGCCTAGCGGACTCTTTGTATTGACATCATCGTCCTCTTCGCTTTCGTCTGAGGTAACGTTCCTGGCCTTGCCACCGCTGGCACCATCAATCATATCGGCTTCTACGTCAGTGTATGCATAAGAGAAGCCCTTGTCTCTGATTTCATTGTCAACTTCTGGTGCGGTTTGTTTTTCACCGTCGTGACCCGCAATGTTTTTTCCAAACTTGTATAGGCCAATGTATTGGTCACCAGGTAGCTCGCGCATGCCCTTAATTGCTTTCTTTTCAGAGTTATCAATGGATTCGCCCATAGGACCTGTCGCTGTAAGCAATAGGTTGCCCTTTAGTTCTGGACGTTGTCTTAATAGTTCTAGAGCGGCAGCGTTTGCAGCAGCCTTACCGACATATGACTGATCGCTAACGTGCTTTTGGCTGTCCTTATACTTCAGCCACCACTTGCCGTGTTGTACGTAGTCTGCCTGTTGCTGTGCAATTCTACGATCTATTTCGTGATGCTCGTCATCTTCCCTGCTTCTACGACCATCCATGCCTGCAATGCTGTGTGCATAGTCGCGATCGTAGGCATCCATGCGCCTCCACTGACCGTAAGTTGCTTCTAAAAGTGTATGTCCCTGAGCATTGTCTGTTTCAACAACATAATCGCCTTCCACCGTCATTCCTACAATGACAGTTTCAACGATTTCGTCGTTAATTTCTAATTCTAAGATGTCGCCAATCTGTGGTGTTTCTAATTCGTCAAGACGCATGTGAAAAATCCTCGCTAGTGTTATTTAGCGAGGATCGTAAGTGTCGGCTTAACTAATTACTTACCGTAAGCGCCGAATTGCTTGGTCAGATCAGCAACATTAAATTGCTTGCCTAGAGTTTCAGCTGTCTTAAGTGCAGCCTTAGCGAATGCTGTCTGTGCGTCGATGAAGCCAATGAAAGCATCACGAACTGCCTCGTTCTTTACTAGACTGTTAGTAGCAGTCTTCTTAGAGTTCTGAACATAATCAATAACGTAGTCAAACATAATTTTCTCCTTTAAAAGCAAGTTTGATTCACAGCCCCTATTGGGCACTGTGTTAGTAAGATCGACTAGTGCCTATCTTGTATTCCTATTATAACATTATTTATGTTGCAGCGCAACATTTTTTCTAGTGTTTGGTCACTAATTTCTATGAAGTTCGATCAAAATACTTTTGACTTCTTCCGGCTTTAGTTGTGCTTTATCCTTGGATGCGACTCGTATATTGTTGCAAACAAGACTAAACCAAATACGTGCTGAAGTTAGTGGATTGTCGTCGTTAATATCGGCGAAATCTTCCGATAACTTGTAACCAGCAAACTTGCGCTCATAGTTTTCCTTGAGCCGTAGTTTAACGCCATCGCTTACAGGCACTTGGTTGTTGATTTTGAGTAGAGCAACAACTGCCGTGGCCCTGTCTATAAGGTGCCCGTTCCAGGCAAATACATCCCCGCTGATCTTTGCGGGTCTACCGCTGAGCATACTCAGCAGTTTGGCTTCGCCAATTTCAGTATCCGAGAACACTACCATCGAATTCATAGTTTAGTGGTTGATTTTCGATGATTCGCATAAAATCATCAGGGTCCATGACATAGCCATAGCCTACATATTTTGCATAACGTGCTAGGAACGCTTTTTCATCAAGTCTGTTTACTTTTAGTACGTAGTTCTTGGCGTCCTCTAGTCCGGGACCATACGCTGTTAGATTGTCATCTACTGCTACCTGGCAGCAGGTAAAATCAAAGTCATCAAACACGGCTTGTAGGCTATTGTACCACTTGCGTTTAATAAGCTGTACAGTGTAATCGCCAATTTTGTAGGTCATGGCATTGTCACTGGAAAACTTTTCCGACATTTCATAGCCAAATGTATCTTTTAGCCTTTTGTAGATCATGTCGTATTGTTCTGGGTTTCGAAACCAGACATCAATATCGTTGAAGCTAGTTTCTCCCAGCGCAATCTGCCTGCCCATGCCACCAACAATCCAGGGTCCGGACTTTTCCGTACTCTGCTGGTAAATTGTCTGAACAATGTTACTCAACGTTGTGGGTATTTTGGGCTGTTGCACCACAAAAGGACCCCCGAATATTTCAGTGAGATTCATTAACAAACTTTTCATAAAAATATAGCTTGATAAAGTATTGGAATTCTTTAGGGCAGTGCTCGGGGTCGGGCAACTTGTCCCCGAACATTTCTATCATTTCGTCCACGACCCTAGAAATTTCGTCTTTGGTCATTTTAACATTTCTGCCAGTTTAAAGCTAGCAATGTTCTTACCTTTGGACTCGCACATGATATCTGCCCACTCACTATGAGTAAGAGCCCATTCGTTTACAGTTTTGTTCCAGTAAAAGTCACTGTGTGCACGTAGCTTTTGCTTCTTATGTCCTCGACTGAGCAGTCCCTCGAGATCTGGGAGTTGATCATCAGGGTGGTCACTAAGAATATCTTCACGGCTGACGCTGTAATGAATAGTAGGCCTGACACCACGCCAGCTATCAATGACAGTCTTAACCCTAGGGTCCATGGTGTCGATGTATTCGCCTGTTTTACACCAATGGTGGTGAATATCCAGAACGATAGGCACCAGATCAGAAAGCTCAAGACAAGTATCAAGTCCATGGCTCATTTCCTCGTTTTCAATTGTAATTGTGTTCCGTGCTTCTACACTGAGACGTTTATGTGCCGCCCTAATGCCGTCTGGCCCACGTCGTCCAGCGATGTGTACATTAATCTTAAAGTCCTGGAACGACTTTCCGTATCCCATCCAGCGTACCATATCCGCATGACATTCAAACTCCTCTAGACTGCGATCCACAATATCATCGCTATCACTTGCGAGAACGCAAAACTGACCAGGATGCATAGAAAGACGGACACCGCGCTCACGGGCAATATCACCCACTTGTCCGAACGCTCGCTCCGCATAGTTTCTGACATCAGCTTGCCGCCAAAAATAACTCCAGCTAGGCTCAGTATAAACAGGCAGAATATCGCTGCTAAGGCGAACCATGCGTAAATGTTCATCAAGATCTCCAACTCTACTGACCAACATACGAGTTGCCTCGATGTTTTGTTTCATAAGATCCCAAAGTTTTTCCTCTGCTTTAGCCTTGGATTGACGAGCGAGCCAGGCGACTGTGGTTGTGCCTGTATTGTATTGCTTGCACTCATCTTTGGGTTTGATGCCATTCACCTGATCTGGACGATCAATCCATTTACAGGCAAAACCAATTCGTTTGATATTAGCGGTCATGCATCAATTATACACTAATATTCAAAATTAGTCAAATTTATTTTATTGGGGTCTGGCTTTGTATATGACCCAGTTACCACTGCAATATTCGGTGGTTTCGCGGTAGACACGCCAGGTCAGCTTGGATATTTTTGATTTTGGGTCTTGGTAAGAGAAATCTACCGAAACGGTTGTGTCTGCGGGCAACTTTTTTCTGAACTTTGCGTTCATGATCATGCTAACGCTATACGTATAACCTTCGTTCAATCCATCTCTATCCAGAATCTCTGTGAATATTTTTGGTAACGAGCTAATGATTAGCCCACCCTGTACGATCCCATCGACGGTATGGACCGGTCCATCGTCGCCTGTTACGCGACCGAATTCTTCAATTTGTTTTCTGGAAAAGGCTACTGTTGTAGACAGCGTGAACATTATTGGGTCAGTTTTTGTTGAAGCTGTTCCATGACAGCTTTATTAAGATACTGCTGTTCATTGACTGTATCCATGCTGCTTTCGCATTCAAAGTCGTCATTGGGGAACAGATCTTGTAGCACTCTTAGAATTTCGTCGCCCTGTTCTGCAGAAACATCTTTGGCGAGTCGAACATCATAGCAATGCATGTTATTGTCATCATCGTCAAGATGATAAACCATGACCACATCCTCATCGTCGGCCATGACGTCTGCATGGTCATCGACAGCAAAGAGGTACTTTCGCGCCTCTTCACTGTCCAATTTCCTAGTCAGACACAATCTAAAATAATGCTCGAACTCGTCTGTAATCATACTATAATTTATTGTTTCTGTTCTAATTTCTCTTTAGTACGACCGTATGCTGCGATACCAAGAACTGCACCCATTGCGATGTGGTACAGACCAGCACCCTGAAGGGTAATTGGATTCCACTGGCTGCTTACTTGACCGCCCTGGATCGCCTGCAACAGACTCCATAGAATTGGGAACACGACGAAGTCCATGGTACAGGTCATCATATAAACCCAACCCATAACAGGACGCCACTTTTTGTTGATCCAATCACTGCTGTCCTTATCGTGTGCAACCAAAACTTCAGCGCCACTTGCTGCATTACTTGGTGCAGCGGCATTTCTATCCATAGCAGGCGCGGCGTTAAACTGCTGACCTATATTGGTAGTTCCACCACCGTAACCACCGCCGTAGCTTGGGCTTGGTGAACCAAATCCACCTGTACTGAAACTTGGTCCACCTACACCTGCAGGTGGCGGTCCAGATTTACTCTGTGTGATTGGTGGTAAGTCTGTTGGTTCAACGAAATCATCTTCATCTAACTTAGGCATAGTCTCTCCTTTATACGTATGTTAAAATTACTGTAACTTCCCCTGCGCCCGAGCTAGGGATATACAAATCTGCCACTGCTTCTGAGTAGCTAGAAACCCTGAGCTCTGAGTTAACAGAGTAAGTTCCTATTTGGGTTAGTGTAGCGTCTTTTACGTCTAAAACAATAGGACCAGAATTTATTCCTACTGCTATCTCGCTTCCACTCGGGCACGTAGAGGTTACGAGCACCTTTACGCTGATAATTGTTCTACCCTGGCTTATGTAGCCAAGACTTTGTGTATGTGTTCCTGCTCCCAGGGCAGCAACATCAAATGTTGTAGTCAGTGTTCTGGCATCTGTGGTCTCACTGCGCTCATTTGCTGCACGTTTCCATGCAGAACCATCAAATAAAAACAACGCCCACTCACCATTTTCGTCATTAATAACGTAGGCTTGGTCACCTACCAGAGGATACAGTGCATCTCTTGCTGCTATATTGGCGACTACTGTGGTATTGCTACTACGCAGACCTTGCTCAATATATAGACCAAGAGCATAGCGTCCGTTTTGTCCGCTGATTACCCCGCAGTCATTTAGGAAGGTTCCCTGGAAGTCACGTATTGTTAATGGACCACCGTCCTGTCTGGTTAATCTTAGAGTAAACGTAGTGGTATTTTCTGCCGTAGTTGTTGGCAAACTACTTAGACTGATTGATCCCGCAAAAGAATTTCCGTTACCGTCTGCCGTAACATTAACTATGTTGATAGCACCACCAGAGTTGTGCCTTAGTCTAATTAGGCTTCCGTCTACAACTTTAGCAACTACGTCAGGAATACCTGCCGCATTGATATCAGTTACCATGTCGTTAGCGTCTGCAACCGCAGGATCGCCGTAGGCTGCTGCACCACTTGTGGTTGTTGTAAAGTTAACAAGTACACCGTTGATCTCTGCACTGAATGGAGTGTAACCAGCCACAATACCATAAGCACTGCCTAGGGTAGCGGGGTCAGATAAAACTTCGGTCGCTGCACCAACTTTGCTTGCTGTTATCTTGTGACTAGATGAGGCAGCGTTAATAAGACTTACCGCGTCGTCTACGTTGTAGGTTCCATTGCCACTGGATAAGGTTATTTGTACCCTGTTCAGTTCTATGATATCACCATCAGTTCCCATTGGGTCTATGCCGGTGCCTGTTGTTGTACATGGGATAGCATCTGCAACCTTTAAGAAGATAGGTCTGCGACTTACATCGCTGGTTGTTAGATCACCACTGCCATCTATGCTAGGATAAATGTAATCACCCACGGCGCCGGGTAATCCAGGTACAAAGTCAATGATACCGTTAGCTGGCTTTAAGATAAATTGGTTTGGTCCAGGACCAGCATGTAAAACTGTTCCTATGAATTTTGTTACGTTGTCGCTGTCACTAAGAACAAACTCACCATTCTCAATACAGATTGCATCGCCTTGCTCAAAGCCGTGATTGTTCTTTTCTAGTATGTAATTTGTTAGTGGATTCAAATACTGGAATCTACTCATTACATTACTAAAGAAGTCCGCCGCTGCCTCACCTGGAACAGGGTCAAGCATTGGGTAGCCTAGTTCGTTGATCTGGAAGAAGATCACCGGACCTGGTGTACTAAACAATCCAAAGCCAGTTGGATCACGGAATGTATTGTAACGTAGTCTATCCTCTACAATCGCAGTCAATGTAGTATTAGTTTTGGCTGTAATGCTCATGATCTGGCAAACCTTGCCGTCCTGTGCACCAGCAACGAAATCACCTACTTCAATATCTTGTGCATCAAACTTGAATGGAGTTCTAGTTAAATGACTACCATGTGATTTTTCATTGATAGAAAATGTAACTTCCCACCTATAGAATTGTGGGTTGGGTCCGCCACTCCAGTATGGATCATCGTCCCCGTTAGCATGTGGCCAAAGACTTACGGGAGTGAAAGAATCTGCAGATCCCGCAAGAACCTTTGCGGGTTTATTGATCCCCGCAAAGCTAGTTTTCCACGCATTAATTGTCATCTAACTTCCTTAAATTAAGAACTGCTCAATAAGAACTGTACCACTGCATGTGTTGTTTGACCAACGTTTGCACTAGCACCAGTCAAGGACTTTGTTAAACTCAAAGTCATTGTGTTAACGCTTGAATCAAACGCACTGAATGCTGTTGGGCTACCACTTGTACCACCCGCTGCAATCGTCCTTGTTGTAAAGTCACTTGCTAGGGCTCTTGAAACGTACACGTTTGTGGCACGTTGATAACCGTAAACTTGCACACCTAGTGGAGGGCAAACACTGCCTGTAAATGTAAATGTCACTGTAGCTGTTGTACTTGTTGCTGTTGCGATGACGGCTGCAATACCACCACTCAGTACACTTACACCAGATAAGTTACCACTTGCATCGTAATCAACTTGAACACTTGCTCGGTAAACACCACTTGTACCACCACCTGCACCGCCTGTACCAGGACTGATTGTTGTAGGAGCCCAAGCACTACCGTTCCAAGCCAATGCTTGGCCTGTTGTAGGAGTAGTATCTGCAACGTCTGCCAGTGCACTTAGATTACTTTGACCAAAGCGTGTGTCAAACCTACTGTTTGTAAAGTATAGGTTGCTGCTGCCTTCGCTAACTTGGTCTGTGTTTGCACTGATACTGAAAGTACCTGTGCTGCTGTTGTATGTTAAGCCAGTACCGGCTGCAAGAGCGTTTCTAGCAAGAGTATTGCTGAAATACTTGTTAGTTGAACCTTCTGTTAGGTTATCGGTTGTCTTTGTGGACAAACGCTGATCCCAACGTGTAGTTGTATAATATAGATTTGTGGTGCCTTCGGCAACGTCATCCGTATTTAGAACAACTGCACCTGTCTTGCTGTTAACACTTAGAACAGATCCAGAGCCACCCGCAACACTGCTAGGTGTCCATGCGCTACCAGTCCATGTTAGTACTTGACCGTTGGTTGGTGGTACTGTTGCTGTATCAACGTCTGCTAGAGCATTGATACTTGCCTGACTGATTCTGAAATCTGCACGAGCGTCTGCTCTTGTGTTTGTAAAGTATAGGTTTGTACCTTCAGTGATGTAACTTGTATTTGCTCTATACTTGATAACACCGGTTGCGTCATCGTAGCTGATTAGGCTAGTGATACTGCCATCAGATGCGCTACTCAAAGCCGCCCTTGCTCTTGCTTGAGTAAAGTATTGGTTAGCACCCTCGCTAACATCGCTGGTTGTAACGCCACTCAGAGCAGTAGTGATGTTAACGTTACCGCTACCATCGAAACTTGTTAGACCAGTTACTTTGCCGCTTAGGCTGATTGTTCTTGCTGTTGTAAGTTTGTTGGCCTTGTTGGACAAATCTACTTCAAAGTCATAGCCAACTTGTGTTGTATTTGCTAGACCGTAGATCTGTACACTGCCACTCTTACCATTAATTGTGTAGCTTAGACCCTGTGGACCTGTCGCACCTGTGTCGCCCTTGTCACCCTTAGGACCTTGAGCACCCGTAGCACCTGTGCTACCTTGTGGACCAACAACATAACCAGCGTTAATTGTTGTGCCGTCTGTCAATGTAACTTGTAGATAGCCGGAAGGATCAACAACGACGCCGCTGTTTGCAATACTACGTCCTGCAGGACCTTGTACACCCTGTGGACCTTGTGGACCAATTACACTACCTGCATTTAGCTGACTTGCATCGTCTAAAGTGATTACTAGGTTACCATCACCATCAACTACTGCCTGGTAAACACTTATACCTCTATCGCCCTTAGCACCAGGAGAACCAGTAGCACCTGTTGGACCCGCAGGACCCTGTGGACCAACTACGCTACCTGCGTTAATTGTTGTGCCATCTTGTTTTTGTAGGATCAGTTGACCGTTGGCATTCACAGAAGCAATATTGATGCCTGCAACGCTACCTGCATCAATTACTGTGCTGTCTGTTAGCGTTACTAATAGTCTGCCTTGTAGGGAAACTGTTGCACTTGCGATGCTTGTACCAGCAGGACCCTGTGGACCCTGTGGACCAGTAGCACCTGTTGCACCGCTGTTATTAACTGCAACCCACTTGCTTCCGTTCCAACCTAAGATCTGACCATTTAGCTTGCTGGAAACATCCACATCAGACAACGAAGCCAATGCTGTCGTTGGTGTTGGCATGTTTGCAATAATGTTGTCTACATACTGTTTTGTTGCAGCCTGTAGAGATGATGTTGGGTCAGATGCAAGAGTTAGCGGACCTGTCATTGTTCCGCCACTTAGACTTAGCTTACCGCTTAGACTGTTTGTTATTGTTGTTACAAAGTTAGGATCGTTACCAATTGCTGCTGCAAGTTCGTTTAGAGTATCTAACAAACTAGGAGCACTATTGATTAGGTTGCTTACCTGACCTTGTACATATGTTTGTGTTGCGTAGCCATTTAGGTTTAGGTATGTACCAACGTCAGTTAATGTGATACCACCAGTACCGCCTGTTACACTGACAACGCCGTTACCATCTATACTTAAACCAGAACCAATTTTGATACCACCAAGTATGCTACCTGTAGCAGTTGGTAGTGTGTAACCACCTGCGCCACCACCTGTTGCGCTGATAACACCATTGTCGTCAACTACGATACTTGTACCATCTACGCGAACTGCGCCAAGGTTAGTTGGACTTGCAATAGGTAGTCCTGGTGCTGTTATTCTTGCAACACCATCTACAACTTCAACTTGGAAACCTGTAAGGTCCAGCTCAATTGCATTACCAATATTAGTACCTGCATTGCTGATTCTAACACTGTCCAATAGACCTGTGATAGTCGCTGTCGCACCGTCTACGTTGATGCCAGGGCCAACAAAGTCTATGGCTGCAACAGAACCTCTAGTTGCACCGTTTTCTTTGATGATGATTGTACCGGCGCCGCCAGCACCACCTGTGCCGCCTTCTGATACAACATTAAATGTTAGCTTGCCAGTGACGTCGTCGTATACGCTGACTAACTTAAGGTTTAGACCATTTGGGTCTACCTCTACCATGTCAGCAACTATGTCTTGTACTTCTTCTGTGCTAGCACCAGCAGGAGCATTGACATAGGCACCCAATTCTTGGCTCCATACTAAACTTTCGCCGTCTTGCGGATTGTTAAGTTGTAGGGGAAGATCTCCGCTCCCCAAATTGTTAATATAAATTGCCATGTCTTAAATGCTCAACATAACTTTAGTGATATCACCTACTGGTGATGTGCTGTTTAGATAGCTACGTTCTTTTCTAAAACGAACTAACACAAAGTTGCCCTGAAATGTAAACGCTTCCGTTCCATTCTTTGCAGTATTGTATTCTCTCCAGGGATGACTTGGTGTAAGCCAGATTGGAAACCAGTCAGCTTCTGTAGGTTCTAGTTCTAAAGTAGCTTCTATTTGAATTCTTCCGATAAAGTTGTTAAACTGTATCGCCATCGTATGGTATCCCTCGCGGTAGCCATAATAGCCATCGCCTCGGACCGCATCACTTAGCTGATCCGCAAGTCCATTGCCTACCATCATGGTTACTGTGGTTGGGTTCATGCTCGTTCGACCTCTACTACAACTGCATCGCCCACTAGTTCTTGAGCTACCTGTTCCAGTGCTGCCTGCACTTCCGCACCAGCGATGCCCGCTGTTTCGGATTCGCTATCTTTAACGATTTTGCTGAATTTGATTACGATTACGTCTTCTACGATTTTAGCCATTTTGACTCTCCATTAGTAATATTTAGCCAAAATGAAAGGCGCAACCGAAATTGCGCCTTTATGTAGAGTGTTAATTTAGTTAGAGTTCAGATATCAAAACAACCTTCTCAGCACTGTCATAATGCTTGTTGAGCCATAATTGCAGCATCATAACATCCTGCTCGTCATTTAGATAGACACCAAATGAACTAGAAATGTATCTATATTTTGGTCTGCTACGTTCCTCTTCCGTCATTAAAAACACTCTTCGTAGGGGATCGTTTGCTTTCCACCTGGTGTTGTTGTATTGGTCAACTTCAAGGTTGTCCAGAAACTGCTTGAGACCGTCGAAGTCATTAAACCTCTCCGACCAAGTGTTCTTGATTTTAACCTTGAATCTAAAAGTATCATAGAACAAGCGCTCACGCACTCTAATCCTATGATTCTCATTCATGACAGTTTTGTGAGATTCGTTAGCAGGGATAGTGACTTCATGCAGTCGCTCACGCATCTTACTTACTAGGTCGTCAAACAATGCTTCGTCGTTGAGATAAACAGAAACTACAGAATGCTCACACCTTAGTCGAAAATCAGCTCCGTCGGGAATTTTAGATTCAATCTTACGCTTGAGATCTGCCCGTAGCTGTGTGACATTGGAATGTCTGCGGGACCCGTACCAGTTTCTTGAAATCGTGGATTCAACAATGAGCGATGTGTCTATCTTAAAGCATGCCCTATAGGAGTATTTCCTATAGAACAGCTTTACAGTGTGGTTTACCCTGACAGATTCAGGAAACTTGCCTAATTTCATAATCAGTACCATTATGGTCAACGGTCAGGGTGCAGTCAGTGATGTTATCAAACACGATCTTCTTGCTCAGAGGCTTCTTGATCTTCTCACTGATGATCCTCTTCATAGGTCTAGCACCCATCTTCTCGTCGAACCCTTCTTCAACCAACTTTTCAAGTGCAGCAGGGCGCACTGTTAGTTGGATGTTCCTTGGGACCAGCAATTCGTTCAGTTCATTAATGAACTTCATTGCAATTGGTCGAACTTGTTCTTTACCAAGCCTATTGAATTCGATAATAGCATCAAGCCTGTTACGGAATTCAGGTGTAAAGTGTTTGTTCACAGCCTCAATACTCGCAGTTTTGTTTGTGCTATTGTCAAAGCCAATCTTGTTGCGTTCACCGTCTCTGGCACCCAGGTTAGATGTCATGATCAGGATCACGTTGCGGCAACTGACAGTTTTGCCATTGCTTGCAGTAAGCATGCCGTTATCCATTACGCCCAAGAGGATGTTGAGCACATCTGGGTGAGCTTTTTCCACCTCGTCGAGCAGTAGGATTGCACTAGGATACTGCTCAAGGTCGTTGATCAGTTTACCACCACCAGCACCACCTTCGCCATAACCCACATAGCCAGGAGGTGCACCAATAAGGCTAGCAACCTTGTGGCTTTCCATGTACTCGCCCATGTCATAGCGCAGAAGCTTCATGTTCAGGCAGTTTGCCAATTGTTGTGCAAGCTCTGTCTTACCAACACCCGTTGGTCCAACAAACAAGTAGCTACCCATTGGCTTGGTGATGTCTTTTAGACCGGCCTTAGCAATATAGACAGCATCTAGTAGCTGATCAACGGCATTATTCTGACCAAATACCTTGCTCTTGATACTGGACTCGTAGTTGATATTTTGCGAGTCAGTACGAATAGTTAGTTGTTCAACAGGAATCTTAGCTTGCTCGCTGATTTCTTGCTTGACAGCATCTACACTTAGGAAGTTCTCAATGTTTTCAACCTTGAGCTTTGCCATGGCACTGTCCAGAATGTCAATGGCCTTGTCAGGTAAGAACCTATCGTGCATGTGTGTTACACTGAGATCAACAACTGCGTCAATTGCAGCGTCATCCACCTGAATTTCGTGATAGAGTTCGTACTGTGGCATCAGAGCACGAAGCATGATCTTGCAATCATCGGGCTCCATCTCATGAACGTCCAGTTTAGTGAAACGACGAGCAAGAGCACGGTCAGGTTCAATTGTTTCTCGATATTCCTCGTAGGTCGTGCTACCAATCACTTGCAGTTTACCGCGTGTGAGGGCGGGTTTCAACAGGTTAGCCATGTCCATGTTGCTGCTGCCAGCGGCACCTGCACCAACCATGGTGTGAATCTCGTCAATGAACAGTACCACATCGTCCTTAGACTCTAGCACATCAATCACGTTCTTAAGGCGTTCCTCGAAGTCACCGCGATACTTGGTACCTGCCATCAGTGCGCCCATATCAAGACTGTAAACCGTGGCATCGGCCAGCGTATGTGGAATATCTTTCTCAATAATCTTGCGAGCCAAACCCTCTACGATTGCGGTCTTACCAACACCAGGGTCACCCACAAGGATAGCATTACGCTTTTTACGTCGAGCAAGGATTTGTGCTAGCTTTCCTACTTCTTCATTGCGACCAATTAGAGGGTCTACGTTTCCACTCTTTGCTTCAACGTTCATGTTGATGCAATATTCCTTGAGCAGACGTTCCGCTGCATTCTTGCTCTTGTCTTCCAGCTTGCCAGTCTTGCCGATGGCATCCAGGAACGTTTCTTTAGTTACGCCATGCTGCATTAGGTAAAAACAAGCATGGCTATTCTTCTCGCTGAGTACGCTCAGGATCATATCCTGCGGGGCGATGCTGGCGCGACCATTAAAGATTGCCTGTGTGAAAGCACGATTAAACGCACGTTCCAGGCTCTGTGTTTTACGTGGCTTTGTAAGACCGCTGACGATAAGATAATCTTGTCCGTTTAGGAAAGTCTTAAGATCCTCAATGATGGGCACATTGTGGATATTCAGTCCAGTTAGGATATCTACAATATCCTTGTTTTCTAGTAGAACAATGGTAAGATGCTCCAGTGTCACATACTCGTGTTCGTTGTTCAGGGCCAGCCTAAAAGCTCGCTCCAGAATCTCATTAATGGGTTGGTTGTCTTCCATTGCCATAATTACTTCCTTTTTAAATTCTTTGCCCTACGCTTTTTAGCGAGGTCCAAACTTAGCTTACCAACTTTATTTACAAAGCACACACCATTTAAATGGTCATACTCATGTTGGAATACTCGAGCTACAACACCGGAAAACTCGTGTTCTTGTTCTCTTCCAATGATGTCTTGATATTTTACTTTAATTGTCTCTGCTCGGTCAACATGTAGCCATAGGCCGGGGTAGCTTAGGCATCCTTCTTGGTCTCTACATTTACCCTCCACACTGATAATTTCTGGATTTACACAGACATAACTTTTTTGTTGGTTGCCCATGACAAGGACTCGCTTGTTAATACCAACTTGTGGCGCAGCGAGTCCAATACCATTATTTTCAAACATGAATTTTAGCATGGAGTGTGCAAGTTCTGCTACCTCTCCATCCGCTTCCCAATCCCATGCCACAGCAGGTGTGGACAAAATAGGATCATTTTCATCTACTAGAGTTAAAACAGTCATGTTGCAATTTTATAGCAAATGACCTTTAAAGTCAATTAGAAGCCTAACCAGTTTTTGCCTGGAGACTCTATTTTTGGTGGTTCTTTTTTGCATTTATCAATCTGTGTTGATATAGCTGTTTTGGCAATGGTGTCTGCATTTTTCATAGCCTCAGCCAAAACTAAGAAGCAGGCAGCTTCTGATGCGTTAATTGATTGTTGCACTCGGCTGGTGTGATCAATGTATGTTTGGTAGTCATTGGTTGACGCACAACCAGCCAGTATCAAACTTGCAGTAAGCAAGGTTAGTGATTTCATTTTATTCGATCGTAAATTTCTTTTTGCTTCTTGTACCAATCATTCCAGCCATCATTTTTGATACTGCATTCATGATATAGTGTATAGTTTTCTACGACTGTTCGCAATAGTTCAGTGATAGCAACCTGATCACCTTCTACCTTTTTAAGATCAGGGCAAGGTTCTGTTAGACCTTTGGTTGGTTCTGGAAATTTTGGTTTAGCTGGAAGGAATACACTGCAACCAGACAGAGCAACTGCTGCGATTAAAACGGCAAGTATTCTCATTTGGCTTCTCCCTTAACAGGCTTCTCCGCACCCTTATTGTGAATGTCTAACATTTCTTTAGGTACAGGACAACTTTCGATATACTTAATAACTTCTTCTACTCTAACACGCTCAGGGCCTTGAACTTCTGTCAGGATTTCCTTTGTGCGCCACTTGTCTATGTATTTGACGATCTCTTTGCCTTTATTGGCTGCGAGCTTTTTGTTCTCTTCAAGTGTTTGGCCTAATTTTACGTTAGCCGCTTCTCCCTCGGCTTCTGCTTCCTTAACCTGTCTTTGAAGTTCGTCTACCCTTGCTTGCCACTTACTCTCGTTGGCTATTACGCCTTGGAAGTATGTACCAATCAATAGAGCAACAACTCCACCTATCCTAAGCGGTAGCTTGTACTGTGAAACAAGTGGTAATTTACCCAGTAGGTAAGATGCAGCAAGTGCTAGAATACCTGCCCAGAAGACCAATGTCCAGAAGAAGTTTGGGATTAGGTCAATCATCCATATTAGTTGACTCATTTTTTATGCCTAAAAGTTATGCGGCCTTTAGTAAGGTCGTATGCACTAAGCTCCACATCAACAAAATCGTGCATTAAAATGTTTATGTTATGTTTTCTGATCTTACCAGAAATAGTAGCAAGTATAACTTTCTTTATTTCTTGTAGCTCTACTTTAAACATGGCATTTGGTAAACATTCAACCACACGCCCTTTAACTTTAATTAGGTCCTCTTTGCTCATTAATATTTCATTAGGAAATTGAGTCTTTTCTTAATAGACTCTGTAGCAGCCTGGCGCTCTTGTTCTTCTTCATCTTCCTTGGGATTTCTGCTCTCATATTCCACTGGGTCTGTAATGATATTTGCAATAAAGTTATCCTGATCAAAAGGTAGATCTGAAGGCATTTTAAGTCCTTTAAAACGCCATTCTTTGATACCGCTTAGTCTGCTGGTGTCTGTAAGTATACCCTGTATGTTTTTAAAAGCGTC